CAGACACTAGCAGGAGTCGATCAAGCGAAGCAAGGAGGGTTCACACATACGAATCCTGCGCGAATAACGATGACAGAAGAGGAGGAGCTTCCTTTACTAGGAAGTGCCGATAAACCAAAGAGAGGATAACTATATGGCGAAGAATAAATTTGAATGGGGAAAAGAAGAAGAATTCATTAATACGTCGAAGTCCAAGGAAGTTGATGACGATGGATATGAAAAAGGAAAATCAAAGGAGAGAGACCTACATCCCCTCGACAAGAGAACAGAACGAGAGATATTAGAAGAAGAATATCCGACTTTGTTTAGTGATACTACCACACCACCGATATATGGTGATCACGAGCTAGATAATCAGGGAAGACCTATAAAAGATCGAAATCCACCTAGATAATGACTAAGCCTAGGTCTGGCTATAAGCACGATAGGAAGGTGCATAAGAAGCGTAAGGGACGACATATTAAACATCCTAATAAGAGAAGTACGAGAAAACCAACAAGAGGACAAGGAAAAAGAAAATGATCAAGAAAACAATACTTAAATTTCTAGAACTTATCTCACGGCCATTCGCCAAGAGATGTCAGTGTAAACGCAATAAAACCTAATTTTTTGTTTCCAAATCCTCCAAAAACAAGTTAAGATGACTTATACGGAGGAAATATGGCTACAAATAAGAAAAAATGGATTCAAAGCGTTAGTCGTTCAATTAAGAAAAGAGGTACAAAAGGAGTTTGTACTGGTAAGAAGTTTGGAAGTAAATCATGTCCTCCAGGTTCCAAAAGATACAATCTAGCAAAGACTTTCAAGAAAATGGGTAGAAAAAGGAGAGCTGCATAATGGCAGAACTCGAAGTAGATTTAAAAGAAAAACCTTTATCTTATAAAGACGAGAAAGGTAAAGAGATAAAGGTAGATGTTCCCGGAAGTGAAGAAGAATATCAAACTCCCTTAGAGAGGGATTTTTATGAAAACCTGGCTGAGAGCTTAGATAAACAAGTTATGGGTAAATTGGCTAGTGATCTAATTAAAGCTTATGAGGATGATAAGTCTTCTAGAAAAAATTGGGAAGATCAATACTCAAAGGGACTAAAGATGCTTGGAGTAATCGTTGAGGATAGGAATGATCCTTTTCCCGGTGCTTCAGGTGTTCATCATCCCTTGCTCGCAGAGGCAGCAACTCAATTTCAAGCTAGAGCTATCTCTGAATTATTTCCAGCCCAAGGTCCAGTAAAAACACAGATCATCGGTAAAATTACAGATAAAAAAACAAATCAAGCACAGCGAGTTCAGGACTATATGAACTATCAAGTTACTACCCAGATTCCAGATTATTTTAATGAACTGGATCAGATGTTATTTTATCTTTCCCTGGCGGGAAGTGCATTTAAAAAAGTATATTTTGATAATACCCTCGATAGAATTTGTACAACGTTTGTACCTGCAGAAGAATTAGTAATCTCTAATGATAATACTGATTTAATTTCAGCAGAGAGATATACTCAAGTGATGAGACAATCTATTAATGAAATAAAAAAGTATATGGTCTCGGGATATTATCGTCAAGTACCTATTACAAAAGAACAAGGATATAGTCTTAATACACAAGATTCAGTTCAAAAGACATTACAACGTTTAGAAGGAATGAGTCCATCAATGGCCGATCAACTTCATACTGTTTTAGAGATTCATGCTGACTATGATTTAGGAGAAGATAAAAGTGATCTGGCTCTTCCCTATATTGTAACTGTGGACTATGACACTCGACAAGTTTTATCAGTAAGAAGAAACTGGCAAGAGTTTGATCCACTGATGAAGAAAATAAATTATTTCGTCCACTACAAGTATCTTCCAGGCTTAGGTTTCTATGGCTTTGGATTAATTCATATGATCGGTGGATTACAGCACGCGAGCACGGGAGCACTAAGAGCTTTATTGGATTCTGCAGCATTCTCAAATCTACAAGGAGGATTTCGTGCTAAGGGAGCAAGAATAGAAGGAGGAGATATTACAGTTTCTCCAGGCGAATGGGTAGAAGTCGAAGCTTATGGAGATGACTTAAGAAAGAGTTTTGTTCCACTTCCCTTTAAAGAACCTTCACAAACATTACTTCAATTACTAGGACTAATGTCAGAAGCTGGTAGACGTTTTGCTTCTATCGCAGACGCGATGGTAGGTGACTCTGCTGCATCAGGTCCAGTCGGAACAACGATCGCTTTAATTGAGCAAGGATCTAAAGTTTTTAGTGCAATTCATAAGAGAGTTCACCAAGCACAAGGAAGAGAGTTTCAATTAATTTATAGATTAAATGGAGAATATTTAGACGCTGAGTATCCCTATGACGTTATAGGGGAAAAGAAATTAATAAGACGAAAGGATTTTGATGCGAGTATTAATGTTGTTCCTGTATCGGATCCTAACATCTTTTCTCAAGCTCAAAGGATAGCGTTAGCTCAGACAGGTCTACAACTCGCGCAGTCTGCACCTCAACTTATTAATGTTAAAGAAGCATATAGAAGATTTTTACAAGCATTAAATGTACCCGATTACGAGAATTTATTACTCGAAGACGAACTTACACCTAGACGTGATCCAGTATCAGAGAATATGGCTGTCTTGAATGGAGACGCGATTAAAGTTTTTGAAGACCAAGACCAGGCTGCCCATATTGCCGTTCACGAACAGTTTATGGCAGATCCTCGATATGCTGGAAGTAAAGCAGCTCGTGAGATGCTCTATCCTCCAATGCTGGCTCACCTTGGTCAACATATGGCATACTTATATCAACAGCAGATGCAATCAGCATCACCTCAGACTCCAACATCTTCAGGAGAGTTTAATAAAGAGCTTGAGGGTGAAACACCTAAAGAGCTTCCTATAAAAGAAGAAAATGCAATCGCAACAGCAGCAGCACAAGCAGCACGACAACTCGCTGGTTCAATGCCGGTTCCCGTTGAGCAACAAAAACAAGATGTCGAGGCACAAGCTAAAATGGAAGGACTCGCGTTAAAGAAAAAAGATTTACAGATTAGGGAACAGAGATTCAGATCAGGAGAAAAGAGGGACGAACAAGTTCAACGAAGATTGGACGCTGAAGCAAAATCTAAAATCGTTGAAACTGCATCACGGGTTGCTAGGAGTGATAAAAAGAAATGAGTGTAAAGGGAGAAGATATTAGACAAGCTAAAAAATTTCTAGAAAATAAAAAACTATCTATTAAAGTTATTAAGCCTAAATTATTTGCATTGGCTTCGAAACAAGAAAATAAATCTTTTGATGATACATTAAAAAAGATTGCAAGGAAATATGGAGAAGCTACTTCAAGCAATTAAAAATAATATTAAATCTCATAAGCAAGAATTAGGTAACAACCTTTTGAATAAGGGTGTAAGTGATATATCTGAGTTTAAAAGAATATATGGTTATAATCAAGGATTAACCAAATCTCTTGAGATCATAAATGAACTCGTAGTAAAATATAGAAAAGGAGAAGTAGATGATGAGTAAAGTTGACACGTGGGCAACTGATGATACTGTTCCCACACCCGAGAAATTACCCCAGCCTGTAGGGTATCGCATACTTATTCGACCCGTACCAGTAGTAGAAAAAACAAAGGGAGGAATTATATTAACTGATAAAAGTAGAGAAGATCAATCGTATTTAAATAGTATAGGTCAAGTAATCGCGATGGGACCAGAGTGTTATTCTGATAGAAAAAAGCCCTGGTGTAAAATAGGGGACTGGGTTCTTTATGGACGATATGCAGGTGCAAAAATCTCTGTACAAAATGTTAAAATGGTGTTAATAAACGATGATGAGGTATTAGGTACACTGGAAAACCCAGATATCGTATCTCGTAATATATAGTAAACATAAATTAATTTATGCAAACATAGGAGAAACTATGCCAGAAGAAAAGAAAAAAGATATCGAAGTTAAGCTCGATGAGAAAGATGTTAAGGAAGTAGAAGTAGAAAAAAATCCTTTAGAAAAGCTTCAAGAAGAAATGGAAGCTCCAGCTAAGGATGATGCAGAACAAGAAAAACCAAAAGAAGAAGAAGAAGTAAAAAAAGATATTCCACAATATTCTTCTGATCTACCTTATTCAGAAAAGGTCAGAAAACGTATCGCCAAGGAAGTAGGAAAGCGTTCTGACGCTGAAAGAAAAGCGTTAGAGTGGGAAGAAAGATATAAAAACCTGGAGGGTAAAACTAGAACAAGCTTAAAAACAGGTTTTAAAAATAATTACGAGAATGTTTCTAAACAAATGAAATCAGCTATCGATGAGGGTAATACTGAAGAACAAGTAAAACTAATGGAAAAAATGGCTGATATTCGTAGTGAAATACGACAGCTAGATGATGATGAAGCTGTAAAAGAGAAACCTTCTAAAGAAGAATCAGAGAAAAAACCTCTTCCTCCATTAGCTAGGGACTGGGTTCAAAAAAATGGATTTTGGTTTAATAAACCAGGTCATTCTAGAGCAACGTCATTAGTTTATGGAATCGATGGAGAATTAACAGAGGAAGGATTCGACGTTAATGACCCAGGATACTATGACGAAATGGATAAACGGCTTAAAGAAATAATGCCTAATTTCTTTGATAAAAAAGCTGTACCAGAATTAGAAAACAAGGTACAATCAAAAACAATTAGAGTGCAATCTCCTGTTGCAGCAGTTTCCAGAGGAAAATCTGGAAAAAGCGACAGAGTTAAGCTCACTCAAGAGGATTTAGATACTGCAAAGAGTTTTGGTATCAATATAAATGATGAGACGGCACTGAAACGTTTTGCTAAGGAAGTAAAAGACCTTAGCGATACAGGTCAACAATAAAGGAGCCTGCTATTATGGATAATAATAAAATAAAAAACGAAACACGTGAAGAGAAATCTACTCGTGAAAATCAGTGGCGTCCTACTGACTTATTGGAAGCACCCCAACCGAGAGAAGGTTACGTTCAACGTTGGATTGCAACCAGTGTTTTAGGTCAAGAGACACCAACGAATGTTGCTAGACGTATGAGAGAGGGATGGAAGCCTCGTGAACCTAAGACGATCAAGGATCAAAACTTTCCTACGATGGAACATGGCAAGTTCGCTGGATATATAGGAGTAGAAGGAATGCTTCTTTGTGAAATGCCTATTGAGATGAAGAAACAACGTGATGATTATTATCACGGGAGAACAAAAAATCTTGAAAGGTCAGTCGCTCAAGACTTACACAAAGCTGAAAAACCTGGAAATCCTATCGAAAAGACCTACAAAACAGAAGTCACTAGAGGCGGTTTTAAAGAGTAACAAAATAATCAAGGAGGATTATTATGGCTAACTTAGACGCGCCTCAAGGGTTTACACCTATGAGACATATGTCAGGTGGTGTGATCCGTGCTAATGCATACGAGATCGCTAATGGCTCTGGAACTTCCATCTTCACAGGAGATGCAGTTCAGTTATTAACCAACGGGACAATTA